AATTGTCAATTACACTCATCTATGGCGGGTACAATCAATGTAGTAGATGCATTATACATACCTGCTGAAATAAAATTAATTGGTAATACAAAAGTTGAAGGAAATATTACCGCTTCAATGTATTCTGGTTCTGGTAAAGGATTATTTGATATACCAATTTCCGCATTATCACAAGAAGTATTTAGAATAGCAAGTGGTAGTGTAACTGCATCTGTATCTCCAACTTTTGGATTTAGAGTATCATCATTTGATAGTGGTTCTGATTTTAGTGGAAGTATTAGAATTGATTCATCATCTTTTATATATTCATTAGGAACTTATTTAAGACAAATTCCTAGAGCAGCATTAACGGAAGATGCATTAATATCGGCAGAAATTAAATCAGGTTCAGTAACCGCTTCTGTGGCACCTGATTATGGATTTAAAGTTATAACTCCGTTTACATCATCAATAGATACTGATTTCTTTAGTACACGAATAGGTTCTCAATTTACTGGTTCTTTGGATATAAGTGGTAGTGTATATTTGAATGACATGAGTGGTGGATTATTTATTGGCTCATCTTCATTTATTTATGCAGAAGGACAATATTTAAGACGTATTCCTCGTTCAGCATTAACTGAAGATGCATTAGTATCAACGGAAATTAAATCAGGATCTGTAACCGCTTCGGTAGCACCTGATTATGGATTTAAAGTACAATCGCAAGAAAGTGGTTCACAATTTAGTGGAAGTATTTCAGTAAGCGGAAGTGTAAGATTATCAAATGATGGATTCTTTTTTGGTGATGGTAGATTTATAACAAACGTACAAGCGGCAGCATCTCCATTGATAGCAAGTGGTTCTGCAACTGCATCTGTTACAAGTGGAGAACAATTTATAGTAACAACGGCAAAGACCGGTTCTCAAATAGGTTCTCAATTTACTGGTTCTCTGGATGTTAGTGGCTCTATATTTGTATTAGATGGTGTATCTGCAAATTATTTCATTGGAGATGGTTCTCAAATTACAAATGTTGTTGCGGCGGCATCTCCAAAAATCTCAAGTGGAAGTGTCACAGCTTCTGTATCTCCTAACTTTGGATTTAGAGTAGAAACACCTGCAACTGGCTCTCAAATAGGTTCTCAATTTACTGGTTCTATAAAAGTAAGTGGTAGTATAGAAGCATTTACTTTTATAGGAGATGGTTCTAATTTAACAAATGTAGCTGCAACAGCTGCACCAAGAATAGCATCTGGTTCTGTAACAGCATCCATAGCACCTAATACGGGACTCGTAATTAACACTTATACGACAATTGATAGAGTTGTACCATCTTCATCTTTGAGTTTAATAGTGAGTGGTGCAGCAATAGTAAGTGGTACTCTATCGGCATCTCGTTATGATGGAGATGGTGGTGGACTATTTAATATCCCCGCATCAGCATTACAAGACCTTCAATTAGACAGAATTCAATCTGGTTCTGCTAGAGCAATAGTAAGTCCTGATGAATTGAATGTAAATGTACCAATTACAGCATCTCTTTATATAGGTGATGGTGGTGGATTATTTAATATCCCTGCAAATGCATTGGAAGATTTACAATTAGATAGAATTAAATCTGGGTCTGTTGAAGCTGTAATTTCTCCTAATTTGGGTTTAGTAGTAAATACAAAAGTAAACATATCATCATCTTTATTAGTTAGTGGTGGATTGTTTGTAACTGGTGGTGATGTATCATTGGTTGGAAGTGGTTCAACCTTTAGAGGAGATGGTAGTGGGTTATATAATATTAATATTGCTAACTTATCATTTGAAACATTTATATTAAAAAGTGGTTCATTTACAGCATCAATTTCCCCTGATAACGGATTTGTAGTTAATACATCTGCAAGTATTTGGGGTAATCTTTATGTTGGTGATAATTTAAGAGCATATACAATAACCGGAAGTACTCAAATATATTCTCCAATAGTAAGTGGAGGTTTAAGAGGTACATACGCATATGAAGGAAATGGACCAACTGCAAGTATTGATTATGATATTTTAAGATATGACCCAACTAGAGGACATTATATTCCTCAACCTGAAACTTCATTAACTGAAACGGTATCTTTTAACAATGTAAGTAGTTTAACAATTGTACACAATTTAGGAATTAGATATCCAATGGTACAGGTTTACGCTACAGGTTCAGAAGACCAAATCCTACCCGGTACAATAAAATCAATAAATGATGATACAATTCAAATTGTATTTAGTGGATTGACAAGTGGACATGCTGTAATTGGTAGTGGTGGTTCTTTGATTAGTGGTACAATAGAAGGTGGTAGAGTTATTGGTACGGTACTTTCATCATCATATGCATTCGTTGCTGAAACAGCAAGAAATGTTACTGGATTTGATTCAGCATCATTATCAGCATTAAATGATATTCAAAACTTAGTAAGAAACTCACAAACATCTTCAATGGCTGTGTTTAGTGCAGTAAGTTCTTCTTACGCATTAACCGCATCATATGCATTAAATGCAGGAGCCGGTGGTGGTGGTACTGAACTATTTATATATCAAACAAGTTCATTAGTAAAAGCACAAGTAGGAAAAATTCATTTTACTGGTTCTGGTGTTGATGTAATATCTTCTGGTTCAGATGGAGTATTAGTAAGAATATTAGGTGGTGGTGGTGCTGGTTTTGGTGATTTACTTAGTTCACAAACTTCTTCAATGTTAGTTGGAACTGCATCGTTAGCATTCACCGCATCTTATGCATTATTTGCATTAAATACTCCATCATCTGATACATCATCATTCTTACAAATTAACACAGACCAAACAATAAACGCATCACTTACAATTAGTGGTAGCTTGGGTGTTAGTGGTAGTATTATAGCAAATAGTAATTTGTTAATAAACTCATTACCAACTGGCTCATCCGAAGAAGTTGTTGTATGGAATAGTTTAACTAAAAAATTAGAAAGAAGAAATATAGCAGCAGCAGTAGGTTCATCAGGTACAACAGGTACTGGTGGTTCATCTGGTACAAATGGTTCAGCCGGTTCATCTGGCACAGCAGGTTCATCTGGAACTGCCGGCTCATCAGGAACGTCAGGTTCATCTGGTAGTAGTGGTTCTTCCGGTTCAGCTGGTTCATCAGGAACTTCTGGTTCTTCTGGTTCTACGGGTTCATCTGGAAGTAGTGGTACATCTGGCTCATCCGGAACTTCTGGGTCTTCAGGAACTTCTGGGTCTTCAGGAACGTCTGGTTCATCTGGGTCTTCGGGAACTTCTGGCTCATCGGGAACTTCTGGTTCATCTGGGTCTTCGGGAACATCTGGGTCTTCTGGTAGTAGTGGTTCATCTGGAACATCTGGCACATCAGGAACTTCTGGAACAAGTGGCACATCGGGAACTTCTGGGTCTTCTGGTTCATCAGGAACTTCTGGTTCATCTGGGTCTTCAGGAACATCTGGTTCAACCGGTTCATCGGGAACTTCTGGAAGTAGTGGTACATCTGGCTCATCCGGAACTTCTGGGTCTTCAGGAACTTCTGGGTCTTCAGGAACGTCTGGTAGTAGTGGTTCTAGCGGAAGTAGTGGTACAAGCGGTAGTAGTGGAACTTCTGGTTCAACTGGTACTGGTGGCTCAAGTGGTACTAGTGGCAGTGGTGGAACAGCGGGAACAACTGGTACAGGTGGTACGGGTGGTACATCTGGCACATCGGGTACTTCTGGTTCAAACGGTTCATCTGGAACTTCTGGCACATCAGGAACTGCTGGTACATCGGGAACGTCTGGTACGTCTGGTTCTAAAGGAGAAGCTGGTTCAAGTGGTACATCGGGAACATCTGGCACATCGGGAAGTGGAGGTTCATCGGGATCATCTGGTACATCGGGAACAACTGGCTCAGCTGGTTCGTCTGGGTCATCGGGAACTTCTGGGTCTTCAGGAACGTCTGGTTCTGATGGTACATCTGGTTCATCGGGAACTTCTGGTACAAGCGGCTCAAGTGGTACAACAGGTTCATCTGGGTCATCCGGAACATCTGGGTCTTCAGGAACTTCTGGTTCGTCTGGGTCTTCAGGAACTTCTGGTTCAACGGGTTCATCGGGAACTTCTGGTACATCTGGGTCATCAGGAACGTCTGGGGTTGATGGCTCATCTGGTACGTCAGGAACTTCTGGTTCTTCTGGCACAAGCGGAATAAGTGGTACTGATGGTACATCTGGCACAAGCGGCACTTCTGGAAGTAGTGGTACGAGTGGTACGGATGGAACATCTGGCACATCGGGAATAAGTGGTACTGATGGTACATCTGGCACATCGGGAACTTCTGGTGAAAGAGGTTCATCGGGATCAGCTGGTACATCGGGAACTTCTGGTACATCGGGCACATCTGGTTCTGATGGTACATCTGGTACATCAGGAAGTAGTGGTACGAGTGGTAGTACAGGTACAAATGGAACTTCTGGCACTAGCGGAACATCCGGTTCATCTGGCACATCTGGTACGGATGGTACATCGGGAACATTTGGCACATCAGGAACATCTGGGTCATCTGGAACATCTGGATTAGATGGTACTTATTTTGGAAGTAGTGGAACATCTGGCACAAGCGGTACATCTGGCACAAGTGGCTCAAGCGGTACATCTGGTACAAGTGGAACATCTGGATTAGATGGTACTTATTTTGGAAGTAGTGGTAGTAGTGGCAGTGGAGGTTCATCAGGAACATCTGGAAGTAGTGGTACAAGCGGTTCAAGTGGAAGTGGTGGTTCAAGCGGCAGTGGAGGTTCATCCGGAACGTCTGGCACATCTGGATTAGATGGTACATTCTTTGGAAGTAGTGGGACTAGTGGTACAAATGGTAGTGGAGGTTCGTCTGGTTCATCTGGGTCTTCAGGAACGTCTGGTTCATCTGGCACATCAGGAACTTCTGGATTAGATGGTACATTCTTTGGAAGTAGTGGGACTAGTGGTATAACTGGTACAAGTGGTACTGATGGTGCTGGTTCAAGTGGAACGTCTGGTTCATCTGGCTCATCAGGAACTTCTGGATTAGATGGTACATTCTTTGGAAGTAGTGGTACAAATGGTTCAGCTGGAAGTAGTGGAACATCTGGAGCTGGTACATCTGGAACGTCTGGGTCATCGGGTTCATCTGGAACAAGCGGTTTAGATGGAACATTCTTTGGAAGTAGTGGCACATCTGGTTCATCGGGAACATCTGGAGCTGGTACATCTGGTTCGTCTGGTTCATCTGGCACATCAGGAACTTCTGGATTAGATGGTACATTCTTTGGAAGTAGTGGGACATCTGGGTCATCTGGAACGTCTGGATTAGATGCAACAAATGGTACATCGGGAACTGCAGGCTCTTCTGGTTCAACAGGAACGTCTGGTGTAAATGGTACAATGTTTGGTTCTTCCGGAACATCAGGAACTTCTGGTACATCGGGAACTTCTGGCACAACGGGTACTGGTGGAACTTCTGGCACAAGCGGTACAACTGGTTCGGCCGGTACATCGGGAGTTAATGGTACTATGTTTGGTTCATCAGGAACGTCTGGCTCATCAGGAACGTCTGGTATAAGTGGTTCTAATGGAACATCTGGTATAAGTGGTTCTAATGGAACATCTGGTACATCGGGAGTTAATGGTACAATGTTTGGTTCATCGGGAACTTCTGGAACATCAGGAACTTCTGGTACAAGCGGCTCAACAGGTACAGCCGGGTCTTCAGGAACTTCTGGTTCAACGGGAACATCCGGTGTGAATGGTACAATGTTTGGTTCATCTGGAACTTCAGGAAGTAGTGGCACATCAGGAACATCTGGATATGGTTCTTCTGGAACATCTGGGTCATCTGGAACATCTGGTTCATCTGGTGTAAATGGTACATTCTTTGGTTCATCTGGAACATCGGGTACGTCTGGTGCTATTGGTTCTACTGGAGCAGCTGGTTCAAGTGGTTCGTCTGGTACATCTTTCTATGGTGTAACTTCTGGAACATCAGGAAATACGGGAAGTAGTGGTTCATCTGGAACAAACGCTCCAGGTTTTTCATCTGGTACTTCTGGTAGTGGTGGTACATCGGGATCTGGTCTTAGTATAGTAGGAACAACAAATGATGGTATATTAACATATAACAATGCACCTGTTGGAGCAACTGCGGAAAGCAACTTTACATTTGATGGAAGTATATTAACATTAATTGGTGATACTAACCAAACTGGTAACATCACACTAACAGGTGGAATGGATGCTAGTACATATTTGGAAGCAACATCATATAGAGAAATTTATAATGATTTAGGAACTGGTGGGTCTGCTACAATAGATATGTCAACCGCTAATAACTTCAAAAGAACATTTAATGGTAACGCAACTATAACATTTAGTAACGCACCTGCAGGTAAAGCATTTGGATTTACATTGATAACTGCAAATGCACAAGCATTTGTAATTACATGGCCTGTGAATGTTGATTGGGCTGGTGGAAGTGCTCCAATCCTTACAACTTCTGGTATAGATGTTTTAGTTTTCTATACTTATGATGGAGGAACTACATTCTATGGATTTGTGGTTGGTAAAAATATGGCTTAAAATAAAAGGTTATGATTTATAAAAGATTAGTAGAAACATCATCATCAGCAGTGTATCCATTTGTATTTAAAGTAACAACAACAGCAGCAAGTACGGTATTTACTGTACCTTTAGTAGATTTTGCAGGATTAACCCCTTCATTATATATTCAATGGGGTGATGGAAGTGCAAACTCTCCATTAATTACATCATCTACATCGGCAGATAGAATTCATACATACGCATCTGCTGGAACATATACAATTACTATTAGTGGATATATGCCAGGATTTCGTGTGGATAATAACGCATCTATTAGAAGTTTGATAACTGAATTAGTTCAATGGGGAATTGTTGGATTGAGAGTAGTTAATTTTTATGGATGTTTAAATTTAACAGCAATTCCCGGTAGTGCATCTTTGAGTGGAGTAGGTGGATATACGGGATTAAGTGAAGTAACAAGTTTTGCATCATTTATGAGAGGTACAAAAATTACAGCAATACCAGCGGATTTATTTGATTATTCTCCAAATGCAACATCATTTACGGATAGTTTTTCTAGTATAACAACAATAACAACTGTACCATCAGGACTATTTGATGCACCAACATTAGCAACAACATTTGCATCTTGTTTTCTTGCTTGTACAAATTTAACAACAGTTCCATCAACACTATTTGATACTAATACAAATGTAGTATCTTTTTCTGGTACATTTAGAAATTGTAGAGCATTGACAAACGTATTACAATTTACAAATAATTTAAGTGTAACCAACTTTCAAAATGTTTATAATATGACTACTACATCAAATGCATTAGTTGGAACAGCTCCTACAATATGGAGTAGAACACCAACACCAACTGGTACTGGTGCATTTTTGAATTGTATAGGCTTATCAAACTTCGCATCTATACCTGCAAACTTTAAATAATATGTATTTAAGAATAATAGAAGATACAATTAATTATCCATATGATATACCTACACTAAGAGCATCGCATCCTAATGTAAGTTTTCCTATTAATTTAACAAATGAAGTTTTGGCTGAGTGGGATATGTATGAAGTTACACCAACTATAATACCAAATGACTACACAAAAAATATTACCGAAGGAACTCCTGTCCTAACGGATGGTGTATATTATCAAAGCTGGAATCAAACAACCGCAACCCAATCCGAAATTGATTATAGAATAGAAAATCAATGGTTTATTGTTAGAACACAACGAAATGAATTATTGTCAGAATGCGATTGGACACAATTAGCGGATATTCCTACCGAAACTAAAGAATTGTGGCAAACATATAGACAAACATTAAGAGATATTACATCTCAATCCAATCCGTTTTCCATCAACTGGCCTGTTAAACCTTAAAAGGAAAATTATTTATATTTATACACATAACGAAATGTATATAATATAGATGATAATTCATAGTCCCATATTTTCCGGCTCAATTTCACAAGCTTCAAATGCTTACGCTAATTTAAGTGGTTCATTTACGGGCTCTATTACTGGTTCATTTAAAGGTACTATTGAAGTAGAGCAAGCTACATTTAGTAATTTAAATGTAACAAGTAGATTATTTGTAACTGGTTCTCAAGTTATCACTGGTTCTATATTTTTAACACAAGGAGGATTTAGAGTTGATAATGTTGATGTATTAGATACTGCATTAGCATTTGCAATAGCATTAGGATAAAAATAAAATAAAATGGCAAACACATTCAAAAATAGTATTACAGGTTCGGTAGGAACGGCTGGCGTAATTGCATACCAAACACCATTAGCAATAACAACTACGATAATTGGTGTGAATGTTGCAAATGCAGCATCACAAAATATTTCAGTAAGTGCTATGGTTAGAAATTCAACTCAAAATAAATGTGTATATTTAGTTAAAGATGTATTGATACCACAAGGTAGTGCAACTGTTTTGGTTGGTGGAGAACAAAAATTAGTTTTAGGAGCAAATGATTTTATATCAGTAACATCATCATTAGCAAATTCTGCCGATGTTGTTGTTTCAGTATTAGAAGTATCATAAAAAATAAAAGGTAAACGGAATGCAGTTTAATGGTAAAGACCCAAATGGCTTAAATTTAAATAGTGTAAATAGTATATCTCTTTTTGTAAGTGGTAGCTCTATTATAAATGCTTCATCGGAATCTGTAAGTGTTGTAGGAAATTTTACAGCATCCGCAGTTCAGACAAATATTATAGGAACTGGTGGTGGTTCTACTTTGCAAATAAGAGGAAACACACAAATTAGTGGTTCAATAACAGCATCATTATTTAGAGGTGATGGAGGTGGATTATTTAATATTAATGCTGGTGCAATTGGGGATTTAGACAGATTAAAATCAGGCTCTGCAACAGCAATTATATCTCCAAATTTAGGATTACAAGTAAACACAAATACAAATATTGCTGGTAACTTAAATGTAACTGGAAAAATAAATACAACTGAATTATTCGCAACATATATTTCATCATCAATAATCTACGCAAGTGGAAGTAACAAATTTGGTGATGCACAAAATGATAAGCAAGAATTTACTGGTAGTGTTGGTATAACTGGTTCATTAACATTTGGAACTGGTTCACTACAACAAGATTTAACAACTCAAGAAGTTTTAGTTTATAATACTGTAAGTGGTAAAATAGGTATAAAAACATCTGCAGCATCATCTGGTACATCTGGTACAAGCGGCACATCAGGAACTTCTGGCACATCAGGAACTTCTGGCACATCAGGAACATCCGGCACATCAGGAACATCTGGCACAAGTGGTACATCAGGAACATCCGGCACAAGGGGCACATCAGGAACTTCTGGTACATCGGGAACGTCTGGTACATCAGGAACATCTGGCACATCAGGAACTTCTGGCACATCAGGAACTTCTGGCACATCAGGAAGTCGTGGAACTTCTGGGTCATCAGGAACTTCTGGTACAAGCGGTTCATCTGGCACATCAGGAACTTCTGGCACATCAGGAACATCAGGACAAAATGGTTCATCTGGTTCATCGGGAACTTCTGGGTCATCTGGTACATCTGGGTCATCTGGTACTAGTGGAAGTAGTGGAGTGAGTGGTAGTAGTGGTAGTAGTGGCTCATCGGGAACGTCTGGTACATCGGGATTAATAGGACCAACTGGTTCAACTGGAACTGGTGGAAGTGGAGGTACTTCTGGCACAAGCGGTACATCTGGCACAAGTGGTACATCGGGAACATCTGGTCTAACTGGAGCAGGTGGAGGTTCTGGTACTGCAGGAAGTGGTGGTACATCTGGAAGTGGTGGCACAAGCGGCACATCAGGAACTTCTGGTACATCAGGAACTTCTGGAACATCTGGTATAAGTGGAGCTGGTGGCGCTGGTGGTACAAGTGGTACAAGTGGCACAAGCGGCACAAGCGGTACAAGCGGCACATCAGGTAGTAGGGGTACATCAGGAACTTCTGGAAGTAGTGGTACTAGTGGAGCAAGTGGCACAGGTGGTTCATCGGGAACATCAGGAACGTCTGGCACAAGTGGAAGTAGTGGAACATCAGGAACTTCTGGAACATCAGGAACTTCTGGAATACAAGGTTCATCCGGCTCAAATGGTACATCAGGAACGTCTGGTACATCAGGAACTTCTGGCACAAGCGGAAGTAGAGGTACATCAGGAACTTCTGGCACAAGTGGTACATCGGGGGCACAAGGTTCAAGTGGTACATCAGGAACGTCTGGCACAAGTGGTACGTCTGGGGCACAAGGTTCAAATGGTACATCTGGTACATCAGGAACTTCTGGAGTTAGTGGTTCATCGGGAACTTCTGGCACAAGCGGAACTTCGGGAACATCTGGTATTAGTGGCTCATCCGGAACTTCTGGAACATCGGGAACGTCTGGCACATCAGGAACATCTGGCACAAGAGGTACATCAGGAACATCTGGTACAAGTGGCACATCAGGAACATCTGGTACAAGTGGCACATCGGGAACAAGTGGAAGTAGTGGCACATCAGGAACATCTGGTGTAAGTGGAAGTTCGGGAACTTCTGGCACAAGCGGTACATCAGGAACTTCTGGCACATCAGGAACTTCTGGCACATCAGGAACACGTGGTACATCTGGTTCATCTGGATTATTATCATTAACTGGTGGAACAAATAATGGTGTAATAACTTTAAATGGAACTGCGCCAAACGGAACTGTTGAATCAAATTTAACTTTTGATGGAACTACATTAGCAGTAACTGGTAACGCTACAATTAGTGGTGACCTTACTGTAAGTGGTACAACAACATATATTAATACAACAACTTTAAATGTAGGTGATAATATCATTACATTAAACGCAGATATTGGAGCATCAACCACACCAACCGAAAACGCTGGTATAGAAGTTAAGAGAGGTAATGCAGCAACAAAACAATTTATTTGGGATGAGGGTAATGATAGATGGTCATTTGATGATAACGTAAACGTAAGTGGTAACGTAGTTCTTAGTGGTACATTAAACACAGGACAAGGAGCAACCGAAGTTTATTTAATGGACCAAAACGTAAGAACTACTGATGGTGTAACATTTGCAACCGTTAATACTGGACAAGGTGCAAATGAATTGTACGCAATGAATCAAAATGTTCGTACAACTGATGCAGTAACGTTTGCTACGGTTGATACTGGACAGGGAGCTACGGAAGTTCACTTAATGAATCAAAATCTTAGAACAACCGATTCACCAACATTTGTAAACGTAACATCAAACTTAAGTGGTGTAGCAACATCGGCTAACCTATTAAATGCATTAGCTAATTATGGTTGGAGTGCATCATCTTTACCACAAGCATTTGGACAAGGCATAACAAATGCATTCGTTTCATCTACAGAAGGATTTCCAAATTATGGGTCTGTAATGATGATGAGAACTTATTCTGGTGGTGGCGGTTCGTTACAATTATATACACCATATAGTTCTGTTTATGGTGGTACTCGTTTAGGAGTTCGTTTTGGTGATTATAGTACTAATAGTGGTAACTCTTGGACTGGTTGGAAATATCTATTGGATAGTGTAAGTGACCCTTATGCTTATAATATGAACCAAAATGTTCGTACAACCGATAACGTTGTATTCAATCAGGTAATTGCAAACTCTGGTGGAAATGGAGGGGCATTTTATTTAAGTGATACTTCCGCTGGTTTGTATAGAGATAATACATATGATGTGATTCTTGTACAAGATAATTCATCTGGTAATGTACTTTATATGGCTGGTGCTGGTGATGTACGTGTAAGTATAGATTCTAATAATAACCAAACCGATAGTAAATTTATAGTTGGAAACAATGCAAGAAAAGCATCAAACGAATTATTTTCAGTAAATGAAAGTGGTAATGGATATTTTGCTGGACCTACATTAAACGTAGCAGGTGGTGGTGATACGACTGTACAATTAACTGGATGGCAAGCAATAGGGAGATATAGCGGTTGGAATACTAACATGTTATACCTTAATGGATATAATAACTTTACAGCAGGTGTATCCGTTGGTTCTCCTGGTTCACCATCAGTTCCTTTCTATGTATATGGTGGACAAACTGTATTAAGTGGCACAGCTGCAATTTCTTCTGGTAGAGTAAGTATTTGGGCAGGTGGTGCAGCTGGTGTTGGTTGGAGTACTGGTTTAAATATTGGAGATGCTTCTAATTATACTGGATTTATACAAGATGCTGGTACATCTCGTTTAAGAAACTTTGGTAATGGTGCATATGATTGGTATAATGCTGGGGCAACTCAAATAATGGCATTATCTAATGGTGGTACTCTTACTTTAGCTGGAGATTTATACGCATATAGATTCTATGATAGAGATAATACTGGATACTATTCAGACCCGGCAGGTACATCTAATATAAATTCATTAACTACAGCTGGCACAACTACTTTAACTAATAATCTTACTACTGGTAATGTTAGATTAAATTTAAATGATTCAACTACATATGGTTTAGCAGACTTTACTGAAAATGGTACACATAGAGCATATATTGGTTTGGGAGGCTCATCTCAATCATTTGGAACTTATGCAGCTTATACAGCTCAAGGTTTCTCATTAAATCATGATGGTACTGGTAAAATGATTATCTCAAATAGAGGTTCATCAAGAAGAATAGATTTGAATACTGGTACAGAAGGTAACTCTAATTTTACAACAATTAGAATGACTGACCAAACTGTATGGATAACACCAGATTCGGTAAATGGTAATTTCCGTTCACCATTATATTATGTTTCAGATGATACAACTTATTTATGGAATAGTAATAGAATAGTAGTAAACCAAGTAACATTCCCTTATAGAGAATGGGATTATAGTTGGGGAGCTCATGGTAATGGTAGTGGTACTCAATCAATGTCATTTAGAATGTGGGATAGTTACACTCAAAGTGGAGCACCATCTTCATATGGTACATTAATTGAATACTATGGATTAGGTGGACATCAACATGACCAATATTACTTCTATCAGGGTGAAATTCTTCATAGATACGGATGGTATGGTACTACAAACTGGCAAAGTGGATGGAGAGCAATGTTGCATGCTGGAAACTATGGTTCTTATGCAATTCCTATTAGTGGTGGTATTAATATGACTGGTTCTTATGGTTTGAATGACCAAAGATTATATCTAAGAACTAACGGAGATACAAATCACTTCTTATGGAACGCAGATGATGATTGGGAAGAAATTAGAGCATACTCTGGTACTGGATTTAGAATTCAAAGTAGTAATGGTTCAACAATTAAAACATTTGCTGTATCTGGAAACTATTCATATGTTAGAGAGGCTGTACAAAATGGAGATAACTCTGGTACACTATATGGACCAAATGCATCTTGGGGAGCTTATCTATATGTAGGTGCTGCAAGTAATAAACTTGGTAGTTATCAAGCACAAGTAATTTCAACGGATGGTAATTTACATTTGGACTCGGCAAGTGCTAGTAAGCAAATGTACTTAAACTATTATAGTGGACAGAACATTAGATTTCATGGTGAAACAAACTGGTATAGTAATGGAAGGCTTAACGGATACAACATTTATTCTGGAAACTATTTGTATCTTGATAATAACTATGGGTCTGGTATAGTTGGGGTTTATACATCAACTAGATATCAAATGGTATATGCGATGGGTGATGCATATAAAATATCAAATGATGGCTCAGCTACCAACAATATGTATGGTATAGCTTGGTCACATCCAAACGCGGGAGGACAAGCTGGATTTTTGAATGACCATGGTATGTTGATAATGAACTATGGTACAACATTCGCAGCAATTTCATCAAGAGCTTGGTTTAGACAATATGTAGATGCAACTTATTATCGTGATAATGAAAGTACTGGATACTATTTAAATCCTGCTGGAGATAGAGATTCAAATATTAATGGATGGAATCAAACTACGCAAGCTAAAACTGGTATAACCGGTAGATATAATTACTGGAGACCTTACATAACAGGAGACCAAGTTTATTGGACTGGTAATATGGGATGGGGTTCTTATACTTTCAATGAAATGTTAGGATGGGGTTCTGGATTTATTGATAGCTGGGGTTCTACTGGTGCACAAAATAGACCGGGTGATACATCACATCACGTTGGTATTCAAACATTCCACTGGAGTAATGGTAGTAACGCATACGGATGGCAGATGATTGGTGGTGTGAATGCAAACTTATGGTGGAGATATAGCTGGAATAGCCCTAGTGGTTGGTATAAGATTGCAATGTATGATAATAATTCAAGTACATCAGCATTATGGGCAACATCATTTAGAGATTCAAACAATGGTGGATATTATTTAGATCCTGATGGAACATCATCTTTAAACGCAGTATATTATTATAATTTATATTGGCAAGGTGATAGTTCATATGGCGTTATTGGTAGAAACGGATATTTTGATACTGTAAATGGTAGAGGTGGTGACCCATTGGAATTAAACTACTATGATGGTGGTGAAGTAAGAATTGGACCTGGTGGTGGTAATAAAAATGTAATGGCTAACGCCTTTTATAAAGGAGTTAATACATCATATTATTGTAACCCAACTGGATATTCTCAATTGAGTTCTGGTGAATTCAATGATTATTGTAGAATAGCTCGTTTAGATTTCACTGGAGTTGGTGGTAACTCTGGACAAGGTACAAACGCATACTCTATCTTCCAAGAAGGTGGTGGTTGGGGTTATCCTTATCCGGATTTAAGAATTGCATATCATACAGGTCTTAAGTTTGGAGCAAACGCTGGTTCATATGAAGGAGTTAGATTATATTCTGATTATGATATGAGTGGTATTCTAATTCAATTGAGTGGTTCATCTAACTATTCATTTTGGCATACATGGCAAAATCTTACTGGACATCATGGAATATATTCTGGAATAAATGGTGCACACTTCTACCCAAGTAACAGGTCATATGGTTCATGGATAATTGATGGTAATAGAAATGGGTGGTATGGTTTAAGTATTGGTACTGGTAACTCACCTTACTATATGTTTGATGGAAGTGGTAATGGTGGATGTTATATAGAGGGATATGGTAGATGGGTGTTTTATCATTCATTGGGAAATAATTGTACTGGAATGGGTACATCCTCAACCGCCGGAGGGTATGCAATATATTGTAATGGTGGTGTTTACGCAACAGGCAATATCGTAGCTTATTCGGATATAAGAAAGAAAAAGGATATTGTTACAGTTGATAACGCTTTGGATAAAGTTTTACAATTAAGAGGTATTTACTATACTAAAATTTATAATGAAAATGATACGATTCCTGATGGTGGTGCTGATAAAAGACAATTGGGTGTAATTGCACAAGAAGTAAATGAAATTGTTCCGGAAGTTGTATCATATGTGAAAGATTTAGATGAATATGCGGTTGCATATGGTAATCTTGCAGGATTATTTATTGAAGCATTTAAGGAGCAAAATGAAATTGTAAAAAAACAATCAGAAGAAATTAAAGAATTAAAAGAAATTTTAAATAATTTAATATTTAATATTAAAGGATAATAATATGGCACTAATTAAAGATTTTGAAATACCTGGAACTGGAGTTATTGTACCTAATGCATATCATGTAGTTACAAACGTAACAATTGAAAAAAGAATGGCAGATACTCCCCCACCAGTGGATACGTCTAGACCAGATGGGTTTACAGTTAGAGATGAATCTCCTGGTACTGAAGTTTATTGGATAGCGGGATATGTGGCAACAATAGCTGTTACCATTTGGAAAGACCAAGCTGCAAGAAATAATGATGCAAAACCAGTTGGATTTGTTGGTACAATTGCAGGAGATAATAAATATGGTGTAAGTATCGGAACAGCTGGTATGGACCATTATTGTAGATTTATGTTAGAAGTACCATCTGAATTAGACCATATGGCACAAGCATATAGACATTTATTAACTACTGATTATTATAGTGGTTCATTAGAAGTTTAAAAACAAAAAAATATATATTTATAACATATAAACAAATAAATTATGGCACTGACATACGAATGGAAATTGACATCATTAAGAAAGCAAAATACTGATACATTAAATAATATTGTGGTTGGTACTCAATGGACAATAACTGGTACGGATTCCGATGGTAATACTGGAATATTTCATGGAGCAACTCCGTTTGAAGCTAAAGATGTAAATGGTGATGGTTTTATAGACTATCAAGATTTGACAGAAGAAATAGTATTGGAATGGATTAAAGATTATGTTAGTGGAGTAGGTCCATCTAATTATATGAACCATATTAACGAAATGATACAAAGACAAATAGATGAGGTTAAATACAGTAGAATTGATGTTACTGAAAACGATTTACCTTGGTCTCCTACCTCTGGTAGTGTTACACCTGAACCTACTGGTGAGAGAGCACCTGCATAATAGTATTTACTTACAATAATATTGAATGTCCAAAGCACTTATTTATAAACAAATTTGTGTTTTGGACATTTTCTTTATATTTATATAGGTAATATTGTATATACTCAATATTAGCATTTAAAAACAATATAATCGGAGAAATAAAATGGCAGAAAGAATCGTATCACCCGGCGTATTTACAAGAGAAAATGACCTATCCTTCTTAGCGCAAGGAGTTGGACAAATTGGAGCAGCATTCGTAGGACCTTTTAAACAAGGACCTGCATTCATTCCAACTATTGTAAGAAGTCAATCAGAATTCCAACAAATTTTTGGAACACCTGATGGAACATATTATACTGAATATGCAGTACAAAACTACTTAAGAGAAGCTGGAGCAGCAACTATTGTAAGAGTTGGAGGAATTAATGGATATAAACAAGTAAAACCTTTAGGTATTTTGATATCAGGTTCTACTAATGGAACTTCCCAAAAATTAATCTCTACATTACATTCAACTGCATATGGATTAAAAGATGTAGGATTTATACAAGCAGAAACTACTATTACAAGTAGCGCTACTATACCTGGTTCATTTGTAATATCTGGTTTGATAAGTTCTGGTTCAGCCGCAGCAAGTGTATCTGCATCAATTTTAGCAACAGCAACAAATGATGTAGCTGATGTATTTGGTGAATCTCCATTTGGTGCTAAAGCCGCATACGCTTATACATTCTTTGAAAATATAGCAACTTCATTTACTGGTTCATCCGATATAATTGGTAATAGAGCATCTGCTTCTTTACTTTATTTACCTGACCAAAATTTTGAATATGATGCTCAAGAGGCATCTACTCCTTGGGTTGTATCTCAATTAGTAAGTGGTGAAAGATATCAACTTTTCCGTTTCCATACATTAGGACATGGTACTCCATATAATACTAAATACAAAATTGGTATTTCTAATGTTAAGGCAGCTGGGCAAGATAGTTCAACGGATTATTCAACATTCTCTGTAACACTTAGAAGTTATGGTGATAGTGATAAGAAAGCTTCTATAATTGAATCATTTGGTAATGTAAACTTAGACCCATCATCTCCTAGATATATTGCTAGAGTAATTGGCGACAGATGGTTTACAATTGATGATAATGGTAAGATTACTGAAAATGGTGATTACTCAAATAAATCAATTCACTTTAGAGTTGAAGTATCTGAACCGGGTTCATTCCCAATATCAGCAGCACCATTTGGACATGGAGCATATACAAATCCAATAGCAACTAATAACTCAACCGAAGCATCATATGTACCAGCGGTAATTTACCAAACTGGTTCAGCAAATAACACAACAACTTCTACTGTATATTATAGTGGTATGAACTTTGATACGGCTGGTGTAGCTGGAGATAATTCAACTTATTTAAATCCAATTCCTAACGGAGCAGTTGCGGGAGCAAATACAGCATTCTCATTTGATTCTCAATTGAGTTATGTTATGACTGGTTCAGCTGGAGCTGATTTAGTTAAGAGACAATTTATTTTAGGTTTCCAAGGTGGTTTTGATGGTGTATCTCCAACTGTAAAAATAGCATTAGCTGGTGATGATGGATGGGGAGCAGCAAATACACAAGGTTTAAACTGTTCTAAATCAACAGCATCTGGCTCTTTAGGATATTCAAAAGCAATTAACGCTTTATCTAATCCTGATGAATATGATATTAACTTAGTATCAATGCCTGGTATTAATAGAGAATTACATCCTGCAATCGTTACTAAAATGATTGATATGGTTGAAAATAGACAAGATTGTTTCTATATTGCTGATTTTACTGATTATAATTCTTCAATTACAACAGCAACTGAACAAGCGCAAGCAGTAGATTCAAACTACGCAGCTTGTTACTATCCTTGGATGAAAACAATAGATTCTAACACAAACAAACTTACAACTGTACCTCCATCTACATTATTACCAGCGGTATTCGCTAGTAGTGATAGATTATCAGCAGAGTGGTTCGCACCGGCTGGTTTGAATAGGGGTGGTATTACTGGAGCAGTTAGTGTATTGAATAGATTAACACACGCTGAAAGAGATATCCTTTATGAAAATAAAGTAAACCCTATCGCAACTTTCCCTGGACAAGGTATTGTAGCATTTGGACAAAAGACATTGCAAGATAGAGCATCTGCTTTAGATAGAATCAATGTTAGAAGATTGTTAATCACTATGAAGAAGTTCATAGCATCTACATCTCGTTACTTAGTATTTGAACAAAATACAACTGAAACTAGAGCAAGATTCATTAACACTGTGACTCCTTATTTAGAGGGTATCCAACAAAGACAAGGTTTGTACGCATTCAATGTTGTAATGGATGAATCTAATAACACACCGGATGTAATTGATAGAAACATATTAGCTGGAGCAATATTCCTTCAACCAACTAAGACTGCTGAATTCATAGTAATTGATTTCAACATCTTACCAACTGGAGCATCTTTCTCAGCATAATACGAAAATAAACAAAGTAGATATTTATTAATATAAAATAAAACGGAACAAAAATGGCAGATAATATATTAAATTATACCCAAATGATAGCGGATACCTTCGAACCGAAGATGAAAAACCGCTACTATATGGAAATGACAAGTGTGGGTATTCCCGCATATATGGTTAAAACAGCAAACAGACCAGAAATAAATTTTGAAACTGTAAAAATAGACCATATCAACGTTTATAGAAAATTAAAGGGTAAAGGTGAGTGGCAGGACTTAAATATCACTTTATATGACCCAGTAGTTCCTTCAGCAGCTCAATTAGTAATGGAGTGGGTGAGATTATCACATGAATCAATTACTGGTAGAGATGGATACGCTGAATTCTATAAAAAGGACATTAGTTTTTATATGTTAGGTCCTGTTGGTGATAAGGTTGAACAATGGACTTTAAAAGGAGCATTTATTACTAAAGCTTCTTTTGGTGAATTGGACTTTTCTAACACAAATGAACCAGCAACAATCGATTTGACATTAACATACGATTACGCAATTCTTGAATATTAATATTCAAAAAAACATAAAACTAAAGGGGATACTAAAATATCCCCTTTTTTATGCTTTCTAATTTTTTAAAAACTATGTATTTATATATACAAACTTAAACAAAGTAAAGTTATGAATCAAAAACAATTCGATTTCCCAACAGAAGTGTTGGATTTACCATCAAAAGGTAAATTATATCCAAAAGAGCATCCTCTATCTTCTGGACAAATTACAATAAAATATATGACAGCAAAAGAGGAAGATATACTTTCTTCTACAAACCTAATTAAAAAAGGAATTGTATTGGATAAGTTATTTGAATCAATTATTGTTGATGCTGTTAATATAGATGATATTTTAGTAGGTGATAAAAATGCAATCGTATTAGCAACAAGACTATTAGGATATGGTCCTAACTATAATATTTCATTTTATTCATCTAAAGCAGGAAAATCTATTGAAACAACAGTAGATTTGGCTCAAATTAAAACAAAGGATGTTGATTATTCTAATTTTGGAAATCAAAATGAATTTCAATTCACAACACCTACTGGTAATACATTAGTATTTAAATTACTTACACATGGTGATGAGAAGTTAATTGATAAAGATATAACAGCATTAGAGAAAATGAATAAAGATGGTTCGTATGAAATTACAACTAGATTAAGATATATGATTAAAAGTGTGGATGGTAATTCAGATTTAGGTCATATCAATAAATTCATTAATAACTCATTTTTAGCAAAAGATAGTAGAGCATTCAGAGAACATATTAAAAAAATCTCTCCAGATATGAACATGACATTTACATATGTACATGAAGATGGAGAAAGTGAGGTGGCGCCTATTCCAATGGGCGTAGGGTTTTTTTGGCCTGGCGATGAATCATAGTCTATTACTCCACACTCAAATATTTGAAATGGTGGAGTATAGTAATGGTTTTTCGATGATGGAATTGTACAAAATGCCAACCCATCTTAGGAGATTTTATTATAATAAATTAGTTGAATCGAAGAAAAAAGAAAACGAAGATACTAAAAAAGCACAATCTTCCAACGCATCTAAAGTTAGGATTAAGAGATAACCACTCTTATTCCTAACTTTTTTCTTTTATTAGATATTTATAGATTGAATAACTATAAACAAACGAAGATGGCATCACATTATAAAATAAGAAAATCTAAATTAAAAGAATTTTTTGGATTGTTTACTAAAAAGAGAACACCTGAAAAACTTCAAAAATTGATTGATAAAGACCCTGTCTTACAAAAGTTAAAGGCTGATGTAGATAAATTAAACTACAAATATAAGCCGGAAATTGATAAATTAAAAAATGATAGACCTGAAATGTTCAGAATGTTTCAGGATTGGGGGTTGATACCAAATGATTATAACTAATGGATAAACTATCAGATAGTGCAGAAGAGCTTAGGTTAGAACTTCTTAGAGAAATTGAGGAAACTAATCAGCGTATTGAGGAGCAAAACAAAAAGGCTGCGATAGTTGGTGCGGAAGAACGTAAAAGACTTGAAAAGAGAATTGAGAAAGAGAAGGAAAAGCTAAAGATTTTACAAAAACAAGCAGAACCATTAGAGAAACAAAATACATTAGCTGAAGAATATGAAGATTTACAAGATTCTTTAGGAACTTCTTTTACAAAATTAAACATTAATGCTAGAAAATTAATAACTACAAATAAAGTAGGAGGTTCTGCATTTGCTTCTCTTGCTAAAGATATTTTAGATTTAAAAGAACAACAATTTGGATTAAGCGATGATGAGTTAAAAATTAATCAAAAAAAATTAGAACTATATTCAAACCTATATACATCTATTACAACTCAAGCGGAAGAAGCAGCTAAAGTAAAAGATGAAATTTTAGGTCAAAATGATGCAGCTAATAGAAGACTTAAATTTGAAGAAAGTATTGCTAGTTTAGGACCTGCTGAACAAAAAAAATTAAAAGATTTATTTCAATTAAATGAAAATTTAATTCAACAAGAAGAACGATTAAATCAAATAAAAGAAGAAGGTAATAGATTATATGAAAAACTTCCAGGTTTTCTTCAAGATGGTGTTGATTTGGCCAAAGATTTAGGTAAAGGATTGATGTCGGGAATGTTACCACTTGTATTGATAGGATTATTATTAGCAGCAGCTGTAGATTCATTTACAGAATTATCGGCAGCATCTAAAAAGTTTAGAGAAGAAACTGGAATAACTGCATCTCAATCAAAAGATTTAGATAATCAAGTTAAAAAGATTAGAAATAATTTTTCTCAATTAGGAATAGCGGCTGATGATGTATATGATACGATTAGTGCACTAAAAGGAGAATTTGCTGATAACGCTAGATTATCCGAAGCATTGGTATCATCAATGACTGTATTAAATAAAAACTTTGGAATTGCTCAAAAAGATGCAGCCAAAGTAAGTATGATAATGCAGAGTATGGCTGGGTTATCTGCGGAAACTGCACAAGGAGTTTCACAGCAAGTAGCTCAAATGGCAAATTTAGCTGGCGTAGCTCCATCGCAAGTATTTGCGGATATAGCTGAATCAGCTGAAAGTACTTATACCTATTTTAAAGGTGATGTTAATTTAATAGCTAAGCAAGCTATTGAAGCTAGAAGATTAGGTACTACATTAAAAGATGTATTAAAAACAACCGAAGACCTTTTAGATTTTGAAAATGGAATTGAGAAAGAATTAGTAGCTGCAACATTTGTTGGAGGTCAATTTAATTTATCGCAAGCAAGAGCATTAGCATATGCTGGTAAAAACGTAGATGCTCAGAAAGAAATATTAAAACAGGTTGAAAGAAGTGGTAGATTTGCTGACCAGGATATGTTTACTAAAAAGGTATTAGCAGATGCGGCAGGTATGACAGTAGAACAACTTACTAAGCAATTACAAATCCAAAAACTATTATCAGGCCTTACCGATGATGAATCTATAAAAGCACAACAAGCAATAGATAAAGGGTTGGATATAACCAATCTAACACAAGACCAATTGATGAATAAAACCAAAGAATTAGCCGCTCAGCAAGAAATCGCTGATAAGGTTACTCAAATGGAAAACTCATTTAAAGGAATAGTTGCATCTCTTGGTACTGCACTTTTACCATTGATGGAAGGGTTAGCACCTTTAGTTACTATGATAGCTGAATCACTTGGATTTGTATTTAAAGTATTAAATTTTATACCTGGTGTGTTTCCGGCAATTATAGCAGGATTAACCGCAATGTGGTTAATGACTATGAAAGTTGCTATTGCTGCTAAAATGGCAGCAATTGCTAAAGTATGGAGTGCATATGGGGCAATGCCTTTTGTTGGTGTTGCTTTAGCGGCTGGAGTTGTTGCGGCATTACTATCATCTATGGGTAAAGCAAAAAGTGTTGGTGATGTAATGTCACCTGCTGATGGTAGAACTCAAATATCTACAAAAGAAGGTGGGTTATTAAATCTATCTCCAAATGATGATTTAGTGGCAGCGCCTAATATAATTGAAAATTTAAATGCAGCATCTAACATTGGAAAAATGTCATTATCGCCAAATAATACAGGTAATGCTGGGGCTTTTAGTGGAATTGATACTTTAGTAAATGAAATGAAAGCATTAAGACAAGAGTTTTCAAATAAATCAAATAATGTTTATTTAGATGGACAAAAGGTTACAAGTGGTATTGTTTTAGCATCTGAAAAGAGTAGTAGAAACAATTTTTCATACGGACAAAGAAAATAAGATATGCCAAGTTTAGAAGAATTATTTAAAGAAAGAAAAAATCCATCAGGCCCAAATACTGGAAAAACGGCAAAAGAAATATATGCGCCCCAAGATAGTAAAAGAATTGTCCCTATTACATCAACCAGTTATGCAATTAATAAATTAAATAATGCTACAATATCTGGAAAACCGGCTGGTGGTTTAGTTGGCGATATTTTAAGTGGATTTGATGTTTTGCGTAATATGAACAAATTGAGGAATACTAGAAGTATAAAATTATCAGAAACTTTAACCGAACAAGAAGAAGTGGGTTTGAAACAATTCCAAAACTTCGCAAGGCCTGTATTATATGGATTAGATTTTCCTAGAATTACAAATCAAAATACACAAACTTTATTGGTAATGAAAAGGGCGGTTGATGAAGGGGCTGCAGGTGGTCTTGATGATGTAATTGGGCAAGCTGTTGGTAACTACGCCGGAGATGCTATGGCTAATTTATTTAATAATGGAAAAAAAGCAACACTACCACCAAAGCCTGATTTAACACCATTAGCATTGAATGCAATATCTGATGTTGGTAGTAGATTATTGGGTTCTATATTACCCGGCCCAATGATTCCAAGTAAAGTAGCGGAAGAATTTGCAAAAGGATATGATTCTAATAAAGAAGATTATATAAGTGAATATGATACTAGAAAAAAAATAATTAATTTAAAAAATAAAGATAAAGTACCTGGGTTTGTTAATAATTTACTGAAATCTAATAAAAATATAGTAGCACAAAGTAAAGATTTTTTAATGTCTACCGCTACTAGTGTTGTTTCTGGTTTATTTAAAGCAGGTGCAAGTTTGTTATTTAAAAAAACAATAAATGCAATAGGTAGTGATAAGTTTTCGTATATGATATTGGGACCTGAACGTGCGAAAAAATCAGACCCTAATATACCAATACAAGCTAAACAATGGTATTCCAAAAAACCATATGGTAGAACATTAATAAATTCAATACAACCTGATAATTTAGCATTTCAAAAAGATATGGAAGGTCGTTTTAGACGTCACAGAATGGAAGGACTAATATCTAAAAATGCAATAACAGTAACTACGCCAGAACAAATAGAAAATCCATTAACAGGTGAACCAGAAATGAATGGTGGCGGCTATACTTTAAATGGTGTGAATGGTACACTAACAATGAATGGAGTATTAGAAAAAATGATACCTGATAGAAAATTATATTCAAGTGTACATAATAACGAAATGAAAGACACTATATTTTTGAATAAAGGTATTGGTTCAATAGGTGATTTTTTAAATATGAGTGACAACATAATGCATCTTGGTACAACTGCGTTAGATGCGCAAAAGAAATCTTTTGATGAATATGATTTTGTAGCACTTAAATTTTATAGTGAATATAGTGGAAAAACACTACAATTTAGATGTACGGTTAGCGATTTACAAGAAACATTTACACCAAGCTGGGAGCCTAATAAGTTTATAGGAAACCCATTTAATTCATATACATATGGTGGTGTTGAGAGAAGCTTAACATTTAAATTCAAAGTATTTTCTATGAATTTATCTGAACATCAAAAAGCATGGAGAAGATTGAACGCATTAGCAGGTATGGTATATCCACAGGGATATAAAGGAGAAGTTAATGCAGTTGCTCCACCTATAATAGCAATAACATTAGGTAGTATGTATGATAAGCGAAATTGCTTTATAGAAAATATGACATTTAGTGTTGATGAAAATACTCCATGGGAAATTGGTCATAATGGACAATTACTAAATGGCGCAATAGCGGCATCTGATTGGAAAAATAATGGTGGTATAATTGGATATAAATACGATTTTGACCCTAATGTATCTCCAAAAGATTGGATATTACCTATGATAGTAGACGTAGATATTACTGTTAAATTTATTGAAAGTAAATCAACTGTATATAATACGGAATATGAAAATGGTCATACTCTATATGATTATTTAAATCCAAAAATTGTAGCACCTTAATAAATTTATGATATGGGAAGTATATTAACTGGATTAGCTACTCCAATAAAAATTGGGACTATAACAGATGATTTTAAAAAATCATTGAATACACTCCCTTCGCAGGGGATTAAATTAACAAAAAACGCTTTATCAAATACCATTTCTAATCGTGCCGCTGATAGTAGAATATACAATGTAACGCCAACATCTGGTGTAGGATTATCCGAAGAAGATGCAAAAAGCGCAAAAATATGGAATGCATTAGTACCGGTAAACGATGGTGGTGGAATTGAAATTAAAAATACATATGGTGAGGGTATATGGGCGCCAGTAGGAACTAGTTATAATGAGGCTGCATCTTTTTTAGGGGCCCCATCTCATGTGGGAGCAGGATTGGCGGCCGGTAAAGCTTTGTTTAGTATGTTTGATGTAGTAGTTACCGGTGGAAATGGAGGTAAGATAGTACGATTTGGTAAGGGAATATCAATGACGGCAAATCAAGTTAAAGCAGCTACATTAGTTCCTAGAATTTTTTCAACCGCAGCGTATTATAATTATAAAGGACAGGATATTTTATCATCATTTTTAACTGCAACTGGGCAGAATATTAATATCCTCACTTTGTATCGTTTAAAAGGTATCCTTCCTGGTAAAGTGGGGTCTGTTATATCGCATACAAGTCATGACTTGTTTACAGCTGTAAAAGATTTAAATATACTTGGTGCTACAACACAAAGGTCTATCTTTACGCTTAGGAATTATATAGATAAATCCTCTAGTCTTACAAGGTATAAAGCAAGAGGTAGTAAATTACAAACAATTAAGTTTACGCTAAATCCTGATAAAGTGATTGGTAATGTTGGAATATATGAGGGACTTAAAGAAATAGCCTCTCCATATAGCTTTTTTGCAGGAAAATTTGGAATAAGTAATGATGTGTATTTAGAAAAAGCAAAGACATTTGAAAACAATTTTGATGTTATTAATGCAGCAGCTATGAGTGCTTATGATGGTCAATCTAGCAAAGACTATAGAAAACAATATGGCGGCACATTTATGAAATTACTTAAGAATGCTGAAGAATATGAGCAAGCATCCGATAGTTACTCACCTGAAAAAAATTTTAGAAAAAGACAAGATGAAGTTCACAAAAAGGGATATAATGTATATGGGTATGTATCCAAAACGCTAGAAAGTGGGGCTGCTGAAATTGATGACCAAATTAGAGTGAATCGATATACTATAATTAATGCAAATTCGATGACAGCAAATTTTTGGAAAATGGGAGAATATGGTATGGTTTTTAAAGCTTTACCTGGAGTACTTGCACTAAATACTGCACTATCAACGGCCAATGCAGTATTAAATGTTGGTAACTTCGCAATAAATACAGGTATAGCTATAAAAGAACCAGTTGATGATTTACTTAATTACGCATATATTAATGCACAAATTATCGATAATAATATAACCCAATCTGCTAAAGCTTTAAAAACTTGGTGGAAAACGGGTAAACTTCCTGCTAAAAAAGAGGTAAAAAAAGAAGAAAAACCACTTGCTGCCGTAAGTCATACTTTATTCGTACCTGCATATATAAATAAAAATCCTGGAAGTGATATGATTTCTAATGATTTAAAGTATATTAGACGAAATATTCCTAAAGATGCTCTATTGACTGAAGCAGAAGTTACAGCAAACAAAGCAACTGGTGCTCTTGTTGACCAGCAAAAAGCTTTACTTAATCAACTAAAGGAATGGGAAGAAAATTTTAAACCAAGCTTTTTTACTAGAACAACTAAAGCAGGGAGAGCTCCTAACGCTAAGGATTTTAAACAGCGTGAACAAATCAATCAACAATATATAGACATAACCAGCTATATAAATAACATTAAGAAGGTTGCGTTGAACGGAAACTTGAAATATGATTATGGTACGAAAGGATTTTTGTTTACTCCACAAATTGGTAAAAACTAATATATATTGATATGAGATACAATAAAAATGCTATTAAAAAAACATTAGATGGTAAGGATGCTTATCAAGCAACTATATTACCAAACATTCCAATAAACGCAATGGATATTACTATTGCAACAGAAACTGGAGATAGATTGGATACATTAGCAAATGAATTTTATGGAGATCCTGGTAAGTGGTGGGTAATTGCATCGGCAAATAATATACATACTGCTCCGATTGGATTTAAAGATGGTACAATTTTAAGAATTCCTGTTGATTATCCACGCTATCTTTAATAAACAATTACAATAATATGTCAACATTTCCAAAATTTACAAAAATAGGAGCAAACCAGTATAATAGTATTACATCCGGTATGACAACTGGACCATATAAAGATAAAAATAGAAATAAAACTTTATCTGGTAAATTTCCTTGGATACGAATTTTTTCTGGAGCAGAGGATGGGTTAATATTACAATCTGCAACTTTAGATGATGAATTAAAAATAGTAGATTCATTTAGAGCAGCTACAACAGTAATGTCAGGAAATAGTGATAGAGGTAGTTATGGTAATCAAAAAGGTAGCGGCCCTATTGGAAAAAACTTTAAAAATAAATGGGTATATCCATCTGTAGCATATCAACGTGGTTTGATAAAAACAAATGGAAATGAAAATAATGATGAAGACCAAGATTGGATATTGAGGCCATCTCCTGTTGTTACAAGTTTAGAAATAAAAGAAGGGAAAGACCATATATCAAGAGTTGGAACATTAATAATAAAATGCTTCTCATTACCTCAATTAGAAGAAATGCAAAGGTATTTTATGGAACCTGGCTTTAGTATATTAATAGAATATGGATGGGGTGATACGGAAGCATTGGCTCAATTAATAGATACAACCGATACCAAAACAATTGTAACACAAGCTGCAGATGATAATTTAGATTTTGATGTATTGCAAAATAAAAGATTTGAATCCTATGGAAACTATGATTCATTTTTTGCATTTATAGTTGGTGGTAGTGTAGCATCCGAAAATGAAAATTTTATAATAACTGTAAATTTAAGAGGTATGCCGGGCTTACCTACTTTTTTACAACAACATAAAAATATAAATATAATAACGGTAAAAACAGACGCCACCACTGGTAAAAAAACAAAAGTAGTATCAAAGTTCCCTTCGGTACGATTATTTAGTATATCCGATATATCAAAGGCAGGCGTTACCGCCCCTGAAGTTGCTGGTAGACGATACAAATATATGTTCAATTTATTACCACCGGAAAGGCAAATTGGCGAAGTCGCAAAAATGGTTACAAAAGCAGTTATGGGTGTTCCAGCCTGGAACTCCAGAGATTTAATTGGATTTGATTACGCAGTGAATAGTGTTGTAAATTCATACAAAACAATTGATAGTTTAGAAAGCGTAGGACAGAGCTTGGGATTGATGAAAGAATTTAAAGTTGGTAGTTGGATTGTTCCTAGAGAAAAATTAGGGTCTGATTACAAATATATAAAGTTTGACTTAGCTATTAGAATTTTAAATGCAAATAATGGTTTAACTACTTATAAAGTAGGAGATAAAGAAATAAATGTAAGAATAAATGCGGATTCCACAATTGGAGCGTTCCCAAAAATATTCTCAACAAATCCGGCTAAATTAATAATACCCGGAAAGATACCTGATTTCTTTACATATTTTTTAAATGATAGTGAAGTACCTGTTGATTCTGTATTAAACAGTGAGTTTGATGCATCTATTGGTACTACATCATTTGTTCAATATACGAATATTCCAACTGGAGTAGATTCAAGAGGAAAGCCTTGGAATTACAAATCATGGCCGGGGTATTTTGAAAAGAGTGGATATCATGGCCAATTGGAAAACCTTTATGTTAATTTTGATGTATTTAGCAAAGCCATAAAAAATTCAGCAAATAAATCAATAAAAGACGTATTGTTAGATATGCTAAACGAAATGTCTGATGCTGTAAATTCTTTTTGGAATTTTCAAATTGTAGAAAGAGTTGGTGAAAATGGAGATATTGAACTTTCGGTTATAGATGAAAATTTTGCAGGGTATTGTGCTATACCAAAAAATAACATACAACTGTTTAGGCATGCTGGTGAACTATCTGTATTTTTAGAAGCCAATTTACAAGTAGATATTCCATCTGAAATGACTAATCAAATAATTTTAAAAAGAGAAAATTATACATCAAATCCAAGTTCACAAGGATTAGATATTGGTGGTATCTTTACTGATAAAAAGGATTTATTTTTTAGTGGAATTGGCTTTACTGATAATACGCCAACTGGTACTGCGCCGGTAGGAGGAAAAACCACAGCTGCTCTTAAAGTAGATTTAGCTGCAAAGGAAGCTCAATTAGCAACATGGAAGGGTACTTTGGTAAAGCAAAAAAATCCAACAGGTTGGAAAGGTAAAGCATGGAGAGCAATTAAAATAGGTTTAGCTAAAGCTGAATTTATTGAATACAGAACTGCAGCCGGTGTTTTGGTTTTTACAGACTATATTAATTATAATCCCGGTATAATTGAGGCTACTAGACTTGCGGATGACCCATATTACAATATGAGAGGTGATACTACAACGGCCGACGGCCAGGCTTGGGAAAAATTAAAAAATGATATAAAGGATTTAAAAAGGCAAGTACAAGAAACGGCTACTACCACACTTACAAATAATATAAACAAAATTGATATAATTTTAAATCCAGTTATTGCGGCTATGTCAGATAAGAGACCACAGCAGGATTTTGAAGATGCTACTCGTAAATTTGTAAATTTACGAAATGATTTTAGAATATATTGTTGTACGGATACTCAAATATTTGATATTATGAAAAACAATGCATTTGAATCATATGGTGATGTTTCAAAAACTTCTATATTATTACCAATAAAATACACTTTTAAAATTATGGGAAAGAGTGGAATTCGTAGAGGAGATATATTTAATATAGTTGGTATACCTGAAAGATATGAAAAAAATGGATTTTTTCAAGTAATTAATATTGAGCAAAACATTGATGGTAACTTATGGACAACTACTGTAACTGGACAATATAGGCAACACTTTGAAAAATAAATAATATGGAAACTGGATTAACAAATGTATTTTCATATGCAAAATTGGCATTGGACAAAAACTTACCTAGCGTAACACCGGCCAGACCTATATCATATTTTCCAAAACCAACCGATGGGGATTATTATAATGGATATATTGAAAGATATTTTATACAAAAGGCAAATGATATAAATGCACCTATTTTTGAAATAGAGGCAATTAACGCATCTAATGCAAACTTTAATGATTATTACTCCATTGTATCGGTACAATGGCGATTAACAGGAATACCTCAGGAAATTATGGAATCAAATTCAAATTCTGTAAGAGCAGCTACTACAACTATTCCAAACTTATCACATTATCTTTCAAATCTTTTACAATTCGCAAAAGTAAAATAATTTGGTAGTTTGAAATTAATTTCGTATATTTACATATTATATGGGGATGCCATGGACTTGATTGCAATGAGAATGGTAGTACCACACGTAGAGAGATGTGCTAGAGCTCTTTAAATCTGCGCAAACAAACAACTGACGAAATGTCAACTATGACCTTTGATTCTATGATGGAATTCATTGGGGCTTCTGAGTACGCATACGCTGCTTAGTTCATTCCGCATCACTCGTGGAACATTTAAATAGAAGTGAACAAAACGGAGCTCTACCTATCGGCTCTTAAAAACTGATAGGTTGGTGGAAAGCTGTACTAACCATACGGCCCCAATTATTTTGGAAAGTGAATAAGATTAAACTTTACCTAAACGTGTGATATGCTGGTATTATGATTACTTTGTAAGACAGGGGTTCGATTCCCCTCATCTCCACCAAAATCCCATTCTACATTAATTTGGTAGTTTGGGATTTTTTTTGTATCTTTGTACTTATGAATATTGTTGAGTCTATTGACGAAATTAATCAATTAAAAGAAAAGCTGGAAACGGAAGTATCTATTTGGTATCCTATGTGGGTAGATAATAGTAAGCATCCTTTAAACACCCCCCTTTCGCTCATAGTTGTACGATGTTCTGATGGTTTGTACATTCTACCACATACACATACAGACGCTCTATCGCTATCTATTGAGCAAATAGAGACCATACTTAATACCAACGGACAAAAGTGGATATTCCAAAAAAAGAAGATATTACATACTCTTAATGTTTCGGTAAATCTATATGATGTAGATTCAGCATACTTTAGAAAGGAAGCAAAGGTAATTGATTATGAATCCCCTTTAAATCCTCTCCTTTCAACGTTGACTCACAAAGGGTATAGAGATGACTTAATCCAATCCCTTCCTCTAATGAAGATTGTAGAAGCAATAGAACCGCAATTTGGTAAGTACTTTCATAATGAACCTTATACTACTACTCTTAAGTGGTACAACGAAGTGTTTATACCAACCCTTTCAGATATTGAACAATTCGGAATTCGTGTCGTTAGGGAAAAATTCATTGATAGATGGCCCCAAGCCCTCAAACAGCTTTCACCCGATAATTTAGTGTTTACGGAGTACAATCCATTTACGGTGACAGGTAGACCCTCCAATAGACATGGTGGTGTGAACTATGCCGCCCTCAATAAAACGGATGGTAGTAGAGAATGTTTCGTTTCGGATGGAATATTCTTACAAATGGATTATAACGCATATCACCCACGACTAATTGGTAAATTGATTAAGTTCCATATGCCGGAAGGAAATGTACATGAGTGGTTAGCCGAACAATACGGATGTGATGTGAATGAAGGTAAGGGAATTACGTTCCGTTTACTATATGGTGGTATTGATGATGATTTTAGACAAATTCCATATCTTAATGCGGTAGCTGAT